GATCAAGTCTATAATCAAGTCTTAGATCAAGTGAAAGGAAATAATAAATGAAAACATATTACTATGATGTTCCACAATTCAATGAATTTGGAGATTTGACAGATTCGTCCTCCTGTGCTATAACAGAAAAAGAAATTTTAGCAAATTATTGGAACTACTGGAGCTTTAAAATGAAAAAAAAGTACGGCGCAAATTCTCCTCTAATTACAGAAACAAATTGCATCCGTGATTGGGTAACTATTAACTATGCGTATGAACAACCAGAATCCTCCTTTTCAGTGTCATTTGCTGAATTAGAAAATATGTATAAATACGCTATCAAAAATGAAGCAGAAAGATACAAAATTTCAATTTCTCATAATTCAGGAATTGGACCTACAGTCATTATCAATAGTGAAAATGTAACCGACTACTCTAAATGGTGATCCATGACAGACTGCTCAGACTTTAATGTCCATGATGCCTTCAAAAATTTAACACTACCAGAAGTTAACCAGATCCAAAAATCCGAATCGTTGCCTTATGCTATTGGTGTTGTAAATTTACAACATTCATTAAATGTAGGGGCCATGATTCGAACGGCTGTTATATTTGGTGCTGAGAAAGTTTATATTATTGGTAAACGCAGGTATGATAAACGAAGCACAGTTGGAGCACATAATTATATTGATATTCAATTTTTAGAATATGATGTCACACATCCAGATGACCAAATTCTAATTCTATCAGAAATATCTGATGAGTATCAACCCGTTCTTATTGAACAAGGTGGATCAGATATCTCAGTTGAAAATTTTCAATACTATAATCATAAACCATGCTTCCTCTTTGGTTGTGAATCCACAGGCCTACCAGAATCATTGATCCATATCGCAAAAAATTATGATGGAAAATTACTCTCTATCGCACAAATAGGAGTCCTAAGAAGCTTGAATGTCTCAGTATCATGTGGTATAGTGTGTCATAAAGTCGCACATGATCTTAGAACAATGCCAAAGAGTTGGTTATGATAGATGATTATATATCTATAGTATCTCTTATTTCTATTATTGTGGGAGCACTTGGATTTTTTCTTATGTCTTTATCTCCTACTCCATATTTTATAGAAGTGTCTAGTTGGATTTTGATGATTTTAATATTTAATCTGGTAGTTTTGCTTATTGGAGAGTGGTAACGATGACGAAACAACAGCATCTCAAGTGGCTAAAAAAGATGGGAGTATCTTCAGATCAACTTAAGATTAAGAAAGCTATTTTAGGCAATCCAAATAAGATTCCATCTTATAAGGTCATCAATCAATATTCTTTATCGGATGAGATTCCATCAAATGGAACAAAATCTACTGATATGAGCAAAGCATCGTTTTCAAATATGAATTATGCGATGGTACCGTCTTTTAATAAAGGTCCTATTCAACCAGTATCTAAAAAAGATTTGAAAGAGGGAGCAGGCAGAAAAATCTAGTTGACAAAAATCGACCGATACTATATAGTCATAGAATACTAAATTTTAGCAAAGGAGACTAACATGCGAACTTTTAAGAATATCTGTGCTCAAGGCGATGTATACATTCGTCGGATTGACAGTCTGCCTCAGAATGCGGTGGAAGTCGCTCCAGAGAATGGCCACTTGATAGTGGCCCATTCGGAAACCGGACACAATCACGTCATGGAAGCCAGTAAGGCCAAGATGTATACCTTGCCAGATTCTATCATGGATTGTTTGCTTGTTGTTGAAGAATCAACAGTTCTTGAGCATCTCCGGTCATTTGATACACATGAGCCAATTCTTTTTGAACCAGGTGTGTATCATGTTCGTCGGCAACGAGAATACACTTCTGAAGGTTGGCGAAAAGTCCAAGACTAATATATGACCAGTCATTCTCTTAAGTGAGGATGACTTTTTTCTGGAGATATCAAATGAGCGCCGATGATTCCGTAGCCATTCTCTGTACAACAATCTATCCAAATTCAAAACGATACCAAGAATATAGAGTCATATGGGCCCAATGTATTGAAAATGTATATATCTCAGATGAATATATGTTCAATTATTTTAAAAAAGCACCCGTGTTTGATACTTATCAAGGTGCTGTAACTTATGCGGCCCAATTAGAAAAAACGCATGGACCTACAGAACATGGTATTATGATTGTGACTCATAAAGAAGAAAAAACATGGGATGAGATATCCTTGAATAAGACTTATCAAAGAGGAAATGATGATAACGCTATACACTAGAGAAAATTGTATCTTCTGTATCAAAGCCAAAGAACTTCTTGAAAAAAATAATATTTCATATGAAGAATTAATTATTGGTAAAGATATTAATAGGGAAGACATTATTCAAAAATTTCCTGATAGAAAAAGGTTGCCAATAATTATTGAAAATGATAAAATTGTTGGTGGCTATGACGATTTAGCAGAATACATTTATCCACCTCTAAATAAGGAAACATAAGCATGCCAATTATTGATAATCTCACAAAAGAAGTTATGACAACTCTGTCTGGCGAATCAACACCAGAAGATAATGAAGAATATCAACAATCATATGAAGAAGTAAAAGAAACCGTAACGTTTCTCTATGTTCTGATTATGGCAATGAAAAAATATAATGTCCTCTAATCAAAAAAGCACTTGACACTCTCACTGACCCATGCTATACTTTATCATAATAAAAGGAGATAAGCATGATCGTTGACCGAGATACCCTTCTGAATCATCTTCGCAATGATGTCTGTATTGTTACATTCACAAAGAAAGATGGTACAGAACGTGTTATGAAGTGTACTCTTATTTCTGACCAAATTCCTGAGGAAAATAAGCCGAAGGGAACGGGTAAAAAAGTTCAGAATGATAATATTATCGCAGTTTATGATCTTGAAGCCGATGGTTGGAGATCATTTAAACTGGATACAATCACTGAATGGAAGATCGCGGACTAAATAATAGAGCCATGGAGATAATCCATGGCTCTTTTTTTATTAATGAGTGGAGAAATAAATGTCAATTATACGATTTTCAACTGATGAAGTTTTTAACACAGATTCCTCTGAATATGATATTCTCGCAAATGCCTGTTTAAAAATTAAAGATACTTCTGGCGGCATTCTTGAATTAGGAACACGGCGTGGCGGTTCTGCGAAATTAATTATGGATAAACTGTATGAGAATGGAGATAATCAAAGATCATTTTTCTGTATTGATCCTTACGGTAACATTGAAATTGACTGTACAAATCTGAATATGACTATTCATTATCCGGGTACCGAAGTTGTCGGAGATCCTACTTCTAAAGACATTACATCCAAACAGAGATTTGATTATACAAATGATATGAGAAATAGAATTATTCCCTCTCTTTATTATTATGGATATCAAAAAGGATTTAATTTCACATTTTTCTGTTTAGAAGACACAGAATTCTTTAAACGATATCCAGATGGTGTTCCTGTATATGATCAATATAAAAACGTTGTCAATGAATATGCTCTTGTATTCCTTGATGGTCCCCATGATAATAAGTCTGTTGCCCTAGAAACTGAATTCTTTTGTTCTAGAATGCCAGTTGGCTCTGTTATGATCCATGATGATATCTGGATGTTTTCATTAGAAGAGATGATTGAGCCAATTATGTTTAGGTATGGTTTTGAAGTTCTAGAAAAAGGTAAAATCAAAGCATCATATGTGAGAACACAATGATTAAAGGATTTGTATGTGGCGCTTTTGATCTTCTTCATCCAGGTCATGTTATTATGTTAAAACAATGTAAGGATCATTGTGATTATTTGCTTGTTGGATTACATTCAGATCCATCACTTGAAAGGCCAGCAAAAAATAAACCAATTCAAACGTTATATGAACGATATCTTCAACTCAAGGCATGTAAATATGTGAATGATATTATTCCTTACGATACAGAAAAAGACTTAGAGAATTTACTTGCGATTGAAGATATTAATGTTAGATTTGTGGGTGAAGATTACATAGATTGTAGATTAACTGGTCATAATATTTGTGAACAGAAAAACATTTCTATATTTTATTGTGACAGGCGACATGATTTTAGTTCATCAAATTTGAGACAGAGGATGAAACATGACATTTAGTTATCAATTTTTAACCGAAACAGCCGAGATTGTATCAAATCTAGATTATAAAAAAATAGATCAAGTAGCTGAACTATTATCAAATCATAAAGGCAGAATCTTTGTTCTTGGTGTCGGTGGATCAGCAGGCAATGCGTCTCATATGGTCAACGATCTCAGAAAATTATGTCAGATAGAAGCATATTGTCCTACTGATAATGTATCTGAACTCACAGCCAGAACAAATGATGAGGGATTTGAAACCGTCTTTGAACAATATCTCAGAGGTAGTAATTTTAATTCTCAAGATTGTATTTTTATTCTATCAGTTGGCGGAGGCGATAAAGATAGAAATGTATCTGTTAATTTAATAAAAGCAATTGATTATTGTCATATTAAAGGTGGTAAGGTTTATGGTATTGTGGGTCGGTCATCAGGATATACTGCGAAAACTGGAGACTGTGTTATTCTCGTGCCTCCAATTTTTCCTGATCGGATAACACCACATTCAGAAGCATTTCAAGCTGTAATCTGGCATTGTTTAGTCTCAAACCCAATCCTTCAAAAAAATCAAACAAAATGGTGATCAATATGATTAAATTATACGCAGACGGAGCAGATATGAATGGTATTATTCAATCTGCGAAGAATCCAAAAATTAGTGGATTTACAACAAATCCTACTCTTATGAAACAAGCAGGAATTACAGATTATAAGGCATTTGCTATATCAACGATTGAATATCTTAAGACACATCGGCCAGACACATGTTTATCATTAGAAGTTTTTGCGGATTATCAGGAATCTATGATGACACAGGCAAGACTTATTTCATCATGGGCGAAAGAATATGATTATCCTGTATATATCAAAATTCCGATTACAAATACAAAAGGAGAGTATAATACAAAAGTGTTTTATACGCTCTCAAATGAAAATATTAAATTAAATATTACTGCTGTATTTACTGTTGATCAAATCAAACATGCTCTTCTTTCTTTAAATAAACAAACAGAATCTATAATCTCAGTCTTTGCTGGTAGAATCGCAGATGCTGGTGTTAATCCTGTTTCTATTATTACTGAAGGACTTAAGTATTATAATATAATTAGAGATGAGTCAGATAAAGTAGAATTTCTCTGGGCTTCATCCAGACAAGTGTATAATTATATTGAGGCAGAAAAAGCAGGATGCCATATTATTACAATGACTCCTGATCTTATTAAAAAATTAGACATCATCGGTAAAGATTTGGATCTTTATTCATTAGAGACTGTTCAAATGTTTTATACAGATGCGAAGAATTCTGGATATCAAATCTAAGGAGATATAGAATGGGATTTCATAGAAACGAAATATCAGTGAATGCGAAAGGTGGTACTGAACTTATGCGAGACCTTTTAGAGTCTCGCCTTTCACCAGAATTATTAGATAATTTTCAAATCTTTATGTCCAGACCACGAGATTTTGATTGGAGTAAAATTAGACTTATTCAATGCCATGACCTGGCAGAAGATCCAGAATCTGCCAAATTTAAAGATACAGCTTTCAGAGATTCATTTCATAAACTTATCTTTATTTCAAACTGGCAGTATCAAAGATATCAACTTATTCATAATCTTCCATATGATGAGAATTCAGTTGTCCTAGAAACAGGAATTGAACCTATCTCAAAAGCATTTGAAAATAAAGATTCAGAAAAAATTAGACTCGTTTATACTTCAACACCACAAAGAGGACTAGATATTCTTGTTCCGGTCTTTGAAACATTAGCAGAAAATAATCCTGATATCCATTTAGATGTATTCTCATCTTTTAAAATCTATGGATGGCAAGATGCTGATAAGCAGTTTGAGCCTTTATATGATAGAATTCGCAATCATCCACAGATGACCTATTATGGATTTACTCCTAATGAAGAGTTAAAGACTCACTTAACAAAATGTCACATATTTGCTTATCCTTGTACTTGGTTAGAAACATCTTGTCGCGCGATGCTGGAGGCAATGTCTGCTGGTCTTGTATGTGTTCATCCGAACTATGGAGCATTAGCTGAAACATCTGGTTGTTTGAATGTGATGTATCAAGGCAATCTTCAAGATAAAAATAGACATGCTCAAATATTTGCTGGATATCTCCAGAGCGCAATTAATTTTGTGCGAGAAAATCAGCATCAAAGCATGATTGAATTTAATAAGGTCTTTGTAGATTCAAGATTTAATATTGAAGTTATTAAAAATAAATGGGAAATGATGCTTTTGGATCTATTGAAAAAATATCCAACATCAGAATCTAGAAAAAAAGATGAACCAGTATTTAGTTATAGAGCCCTAAGATGATTATTACAAAAACACCTATTAGACTTAGTTTCTTCTCTGGCGGTTCTGATCTTCCTGCTTTCTATAAACAAGAAAAAGGTGCCGCTCTATCTGTAACTATTGATAAATTTATCTATGTGTGTTGCCACAAAACAACACATATAGGTATTAAAACGATGTATGATATTGTATCAGAGACTGATAATATTCAGGACATGGAGCACATTATTACGAAAGAGTGTTTAAATTATTTTGGATATAAAAAGGAATTAACTGTTGCGTCTATATCTGATATTATGTCTAAGGGATCTGGATTAGGGTCAAGTTCATCGTTTACAGTAGGTCTTGTAAATGGATTATATCATATGAAGACCTCAGGATATTTATCTCATAGAGAGGCTGCTGAGATTGCTTGTGATATTGAGATGTCAAAATGTGGATATCAAGTAGGAAAACAAGATCAATATGCTGCTGCCCATGGTGGATTTAATCTCTTTGAATTTCATATTGATGGTTCTGTCCATGTTCAGAAACTTGATTATTCTGATTCATGGGTCAAATTAGAAAATTCATTGCTCCTTGTCCATTCAGGTAGAAATAGATCCGCAAATCAAATTCTTCAAAAACAATCCCAAGCCATGATGTATCCTGATAAAATGAATCTTGTCAGAAAAAGTAGAGATAAAGCATATGAAGGACTTAAATATTTCAAAGATGGAGATATTGAATCCTTTGGCAGACTTCTTCATACCGCCTGGATGGATAAAAAAGCTGTTGTGTCAGATATCAGTCAAGACTATTTTGATGTCGTCTATCAAAAGGCCATATCAGCAGGAGCATGGGGTGGTAAGCTGCTAGGAGCAGGAGGTGGAGGGTTCTTTATCTTTGCATGTGACCCTACTCATAAGGACAAAATCGCTCAGGAAGTTGTCAATGGAACGGACTGTAAGGTCTATGATTTTTCTTTCTACAATCAAGGTAGTAAAGTGATAGGAACTGGTTGACAAGATTAAAAAAGGATGATATACTATACTTAGTATACCAACACAAAAGGATGGACGATGTCAGACAATGTAATTAAATTTCCCAAACAACTGCCTGTTATGCCGTCAGTTCCGACGCTAGAGGATCTAAAGGCACATCAGATGGATTTTAAAGAAGAACAAGTTGAAGAAGCTACAGATGTCTTAACAAATATTATCATTGAACAATTTATTCAGGCAGGATTTCCTATATCTGAGGATGATAAATCAATTAAGGATCTTTGTTTTCTATTAGAAGCAACGAAGTCTTTGTTATGTAAATATTATGGTGTAGAACATCCATTTCATGTATTTGCGGATGCTTGTTTTATGAAAAATGAAGAAGATTTAATCTTCATTGCTCCTGTTTTTAAATCTATTGTTGTGAAAGATGAAAGTGATGATGATTCTGGATCTGAATAATGTGATGTTTGCATCTGTTCTGATGACTCTTAATAAGTCAAAAGAAAAAGATATAGGTGTGGATCTTTTGAGTCATATCGTCTTTAATGCGATTAGAAATCTAAATTCTAAATTTAGAAACGACTATGGTTCTTTAATTATCGCAACAGATTCATCCAAGTATTGGAGACGAGAAAAGTTTTCATACTATAAAGCATCTAGAAAAAAAGCACGAGATGCCTCTGACCTGAATTGGGAAAAAATCTTTGAAAATATGCACCTCGTAAAAGCAGACCTTAAAAATGTCTTTCCTTATAAATACATGGACATAGAAGGTGCTGAGGCAGATGATATTATTGGAACTATCTGTATCAAAAATACAACAGATAATATATTAATTATATCATCAGATAAGGATTATTTACAATTACAAACAAATTCCAATATCAGGCAGTATGATCCTGTGAATAATAAATTTGTATCTACAGATAACGCAAAGCAATATTTATTTGAGCAGATTATTCGTGGTGATAGCGGAGATGGTATTCCCAATGTTGCTTCGCCTAGTAATTGTTTTGTATTAGGTCAAAGGCAGAAAAGAATAACTCAAAAACTCTTAGAGTCATTGACGAATATTGATCAGGAACCATCATCTGAGTATTATCCTCATTATCTTAGAAACAAAGAATTGATTGATTTATCTCAGGTTCCTGAAGATATCTCTACTAAGATATTGGAAGACTATCATAAACCAAATACAAAAGATCGGTCATTGTTATGGCCATACTTTGTAAAGAAAAAAATGAAAGTTTTGGCAGAAGCCATCAATGATTTTTGAAAGGACGATATATGCGACTCTCAATCTCTGAAATTTTAGAAAATGCTGGTAGATTAAATTCTGATTCAGATAAGATTGTTTATTTGAGACAAAATTATAATGGAGCATTGACAACAGTTCTTAAGTATGCGTATGATCCATCTCTTAAGTTTTTATTACCAGACACTGCTCCTCCTTTTACTCCACTGGCAACAGGAGAAGGGCATGGAATGTTATACCATGAGGCAAGAAAGTTATACCTCTTTGTTGAGGGTGGAAATCCAAATCTGGCACAGAATAAACGAGAGATTTTATTTGTTCAGTTGTTAGAGTCTGTGGATCCAAAAGATGCTGATCTTTTGCTTCATGTAAAAAATAAAAGTTTGCCATACGGCATAACATATGATATTGTAGAGCAAGCGTTTCCTGGTCTTATTCCACCTAAGGCCACGTTTCAGGAAAATACAACTATGGTGGAACAACCTAAGAAGAAAAGTATCAGAGAAAAGAAGAAGAAGGTAGCAAACGATGGGTAAATCACGCAATCATAAATGGTATGAATCGTATGATGATGATGATTTTTATGATGATAGAAAAAAGAATAATCAAGATCGGCGAAAGCAAAAGCGAATCAAAAATGCTCTGAAATCTAAAAACTATGATGTTCAAAATTTATCAGATAGCGATGATTACTAATGCCCACATATCTTTTTAAGAACAAAACAACCGGAGAAGAAACAGAAATGTTTATCTCCATTTCTGAAAGAGACAAGTTATTAAGAGAGAATCCACATATAGAACAATTAGTGAATTGTGCACCCATGATTGGTTATTCTACTGTGACGAGAAAACCTGATTCTGGATTTCGTGATCTTCTTAAGACAATTAAGAAAAAACATAGAAGAAGTTCAATCAATACATGGTAAATAAAGACTAATGTTACAAAAACAAAAAATCTCAAAAAAAGAACGAAGATTACTTAGACAAAAAGGGGTAATAGTTGAAAATGCTTTGAATAGCATGCCAACTACTACCCCTTTGACGTTAAATCAGAAAAAAGCATTTGAAGCCTACCGCAAAAATAAAAACCTCGTCCTCCATGGAACAGCAGGAACAGGCAAAACATTCGTCGCCTTCTATCTCGCCCTATCAGAGGTTTTAGAATCCCAATATTATCACAAAATGGTCATAATTAGATCTGTTGTTCCATCACGGGAAATGGGATTTTTGCCTGGAACACAAAAAGAAAAAATAAAAGTTTATGAATCTCCATATTATGGTATTTGTACAGAATTATTTGATCGTGGTGATGCGTATGATATTCTAAAACAAAAGAATAAAATCGAGTTTATATCAACATCATTTATTCGTGGAACAACTCTCAAAGATTGTATTGTTGTTGTAGATGAAATTCAGAATATGACATGGGCAGAATTATCAACAGTCTTAACCAGAATTGGCAATAATTGTAAACTTATTCTATGTGGAGATACTAAACAATCCGATCTGACAGAAAAAACAGGCAAAAGTGATATTCTTAAATTATTAGAAGTTTGTAAAAATATGAAAAGTTTTGAATTTATTCAGATGACCAGAAATGATATTGTCAGATCAGGATTTGTTAAAGAATTTATTATTAATTGTGAAGATTTAGGATATTAACGCATAGGAGATATGAATGTTCCGCATAGCTAAAATAATATCACTTGCTTTTTTATGGCAGTGTGGTATAGTGTGGTATAGTTCTGTGTCATTCGCTCAATTGAGCAAACAACACAAAGAAATAATCTGTGGAAACTATAAATTTATTGAAAAAGTTTTGATCAAAGAAAATAAACTTCAACCTATTTTTGTGGATCAAGACGAAACAGGCATTAAAATTATTTTCGCAAATGAAAATAATATGCTCGCAATTACAATGATGTCACCAAACGGAGAGTTTATGTGCGTCATTGATATATATGAATCCGCAGATAGTAAATTAGACTTATCTATTCTAAAAGAAAAACAATCTTTGTAATTCAATAGGTGATCCATGAAACTTTTTGTCACAGGCAAATTCAAAAAAGTTTCTTGTAAAGAATATGAATATGCCACAAACTGGATGATGAATCTTCTGGTTTCAAGCCAGATGAAGCGTCATCTGACTATCAATCTTATTCTTAAAAAGAAAAAGGGTCTTAAGGGTCTCACTGAATTTATTGACTGTGAGAAAAAGCCTCGCGAGTTTAAAGTTATCATAGACCCGACTCTTTCCAGAAAAAGCCAATTATCAACATTGGCCCATGAACTTGTCCATGTTAAACAATTCGCAAAGCTTGAATTAAGAGGATGGACAATCGGATCAAAACAAAAATGGAAAGAAGATTTCATTGACCATGACGAAGTTTCCTATTGGGACTTTCCTTGGGAAATTGAAGCATATGGCAAAGAAATTGGAATGTATACCCGATATAAAGACCATCTGAAACAAAATGGTATTAAGTTCTGATGATTGAATACTTTCTACAATCCATCCTATTAGCCATATCTCTTACGGGAGTATGGCTAATTTTTTTATGGATTATTCACAATCTTTTTTTAAAAAAGTAATTGACACCACCGTTTTCATATGATATAGTCTGCCATAATCAAAGATGGAGAGACATATGACGAAGATATCACTTGTAAATCTAACGAACGAGCAACTTAACGATATTTCATTTGCTCTACTTTATCGGGCAGAATCCTGTAAACGTATGGTAGAGAATTTTACAGACAATGAAGAGATGAAAGTATCATATCTCAAAGAAGAGGCAAGCTGCCGTGCTCTTTGGAATGATCTGTATTTTCATGTCCGATATGATTATAATTCTGATGAAAATAACAGTTGACCGTATCCTAGATTGGTGTATAGTTAATTATCAAAACAACGAGGAGATTAGTTATGTCGCACGAAATTGAAACGATTGCTTATGCTTATAAGCAGGGTTCTAACCAGGAAGCCTATCAGACTCCTTGGCATTCTCTTGGTGTTCCGGTACATAATGACCTGACACCAATGCAGATGCTTGAGAAGGCAGGTCTTGACTGGACTGTTGATCGTCATCCTCAATTTATTAAGATTGGCGATGATGTAATTCCGACAGGTAAGGACGTGCTCGTTCGCTCAACCGATCGCCGAATTCTGACTCACATTTCTCAAGATTGGGAACCAGTCCAGAATTCTGAGGCCTTTGAGTTCTTCAGTGAATTCGTAGGTGCAGGTGATATGGAGATGAATACAGCAGGTTCTCTTCGACAGGGCAATATGGTATGGGCTCTTGCGAAGGTTAAGGATTCTTTCTCTCTCTTTGGAGATAAAGACCGAGTGGAATCTTACTTGCTGTTTTCAAATCCGCATGAGTATGGTAAGAGTATTGATATTCGGTTTACGGCTATTCGAGTTGTTTGTAACAACACGTTGACGCTGGCATTGAATGTCAAAGGAACATCAGATATGATTGTTCGGCTGAGTCATCGGCGGAAGTTTGATGCTGATATGGTAAAGAATACCCTTGGTATTGCGAAGAACAATCTAGACTCATATAAGGAAATGGCAGAATTTCTTTCTACAAAGAAGTTTTCTGTTGATACTCTAATTGAGTATTATCAGACCGTATTTCCTTCTACATCTAAAAAGGCGGATAACGATAATATGAAGTTGTCGCGGCCTGCGCAAATCGCGTATGATGTCCTTGAAACTCAGCCTGGTGCTGACTATGGTCGAGGAACTTGGTGGCAAGCCTTTAACTCTACCACCTTTGGAATTGACCATATGTTTGGTAAGTCCCAAGAAACCCGTCTCTACTCTTCTTGGTATGGCCCAAATCGGCAAAAGAAAATTATTGCCCTTGAAAAAGCAGTAGAATTTGCCGAAGCAGCATAACCTAAATAGCGGACTCGGAGTTATTTCTGAGTCCGCTATGCTTTTCTAGCATATCTGCTCTGCGATTTTGATATTGACAGGTATGGGTATCTGTGGTATACTCTTTATATGATGAGATTTTGAAAGGAACTGGCTATGCCTCGTGGTATTCCTAACTCTGGTGTTCGTAAGACTCGCACTAAGAAGGTTGAAGAGCAATCTTCTGTGATTGAGTTTGAGACGGATCAAGAAATTGATGCAAGGCTTCGCGAACGATTTGATATTCTATCGGATCTGGTTCAACAGGCGGTATCTGGTGAAGTTCGGGCACTTATCGTATCTGGTCCTCCGGGACTTGGTAAGTCATATACGATTGAGAAGACGCTTGAAAAGAATGATCCAAATGCTGTAAATCATCAGATTGTCAAGGGTTATGTAAAGGCAACTGGCCTTTATAAACTTCTTTGGCAACATAAAGAAAAGGGTAAAGTTCTCGTTTTTGACGATGCTGATACCATTTTCTTTGATGATACATCTCTCAATATGCTCAAGGCAGTTTGTGATACGACTGAAAAGCGAAAGGTATCATATCTTGCTGAAGGATATTTGATTGATGAAGAAACGGCAACTCGATTGCCAAAGAATTTTGAGTTCTTTGGCACGGTCATTTTCTTGACCAACTATGACTTTGACGCTATGATTGATAAGGGTCATAAACTGGCACCACATCTTCAAGCACTTGTTTCACGTGCTCACTATGTGGATCTTGCTATGAAGACGAGCCGAGACTATCTTATTCGGATCAAGCAAGTTGTTTCTGCTGGTTTGCTTGATAAGTTCGGTCTTGATAAGTCTGGTCAAACGGATGTCATGGAGTTCATTGATACCAATCATAAGAAACTCCGTGAACTGTCTCTTCGCATTGCCCTCAAAGTGGCTGCTATTCGTAAGAGCGGTTCTACTCGCTGGAAGTCTACGGCAAAAGTAACGTGCTGCCGTAACTAAACATAAATGATCTAAGCAGAATAATCTCTGCTTAGATTTTTTAAAAACAGGAGATAGATATGTTTAACAAAGTCACATTGAAAGTTCAGGACATTTCTGGTAATTGGTTTGATATTAAGACGCTAAGTCTGAATAACGATCAATATACGTTATCGCAGATGAAACAGACACAGAAGATGTTTGGTGGTAAACGCATTAAGGCAGTTGATGCCAAGGGCAATCTTTTAGACATATTGGATTGAAATCATGTTTCACGTAGTTTTTATAGAAGCGGATGACTGTCTTGTTATAAAGACTGTTTTTCGGTCTCGGATTGAGGCATCGTGCTGGAACTTCATTCTGGCTCGGCTTCAGGATGAGTCGGCAAAAGTCAGAACTTCGGCCAATCAGCTGTATGTAATTAACTCACTGAATGAGTTTTGTGAACCGCCAGAGACTGTTCGTGCGATGAAGCGGTATCATTCAGTAAAAAGTGCTTGACAGTCTACTCTTACTATGACATGATGTGTCTATCGTTGATAAGGAGAAAGACTATGATTACGATTCGCGTGTTTGATGAGCAGAAGAAAGTGATTGTTCGGACGATTGAAACTGATTATTCAGCACTTGAAAGCGTCATTGCCGAATTGATAAAGACGCATGGCAAGTTCAAGATCGAGGTACGATAATGTATCGTGTTTTATTTCCTATGAATGAAGATATCAATGAGATGAATTTGCCGACCTATGATAGTGCGTTTGATTGTGCGAATCAGTATGATGACCCAGATATTCCTATTGTGATTAAGTCACCGAACGGTGTAATAATCTCCATCTATCTTCAAGGACTATGGGTCACATATCATTGATATCTCTCAGAGAGGCCAGGATAGAAATATCCTGGTCTTTTTTTATTTCTCGTTTGTTGATATTTGTCCATTAAATTGTTTTTTAATTTTTCCCGCAACTTTAAGATGAGCAAAATCTTTAGGCCATCTTGCTCCAACAAATCTATCTTTTGCTATGTTAATAACATTGACGGTATTTGATTGATTGCCACCGAGAATATGGTATGTGGTATCATCTTCAGATACATAAAATCCAACATGACCTCCTCCCTTTCTTGAAAAAACCATAATGCATCCAAAACATGGAGCAGTCTTTATTCCAAACTTATTCCATTCTAAAGCAGATAATGGATTTTTTATCGCAACTTCAATCCCATTGTCCCGCATACAATGAGCCACAAACAATCCACACCATGGTATATCATCATCCTTATAAAATGAAGCAATCCAACCGCCTATTTCTTTTGCCCATGAGAGTATCGCTGGATTAGATTTATTGCCAGGTACCTCTGTGGTGCCCATTAAGCGAGTCGCAGTCGCTATCCAAGGTAAATTATATTCTCTTATTGCCATATTATTTTCTCCAGATTTTTTTTCGGTATTTTTGACTTGACATATTATTTTTCATTGGTATAATAATGGTGTCCATTGAATGATATAGTATTTAGTCTATGAATAGGTATGCGATTTTAGCATATCAGGTCTGCTATTTGTTGATTGACAACAATGCTTGGGTATAGTATACTGGTTTTATAATCAAGAGAGAAGATCTGATTGATTAAAGCCAAATAGATGCGGCTCAGGCCAAATCACAGGGAATCATACCAGTCTTTTTTCTTGATGAATTATTAATCTTATAACATGAAAGGAACTAAGTGATGGCAAATCTAACGGCAAACGAACGTAAGGCAATTGAAGGTATTATGAATTCTGAATTTCATGACGGCACTGCCGTTGTAGGTAATGCTGTATGGTCTTATTCTTGTAATACATTTGAAAATAAACGCTCTTTTTCTGGTACTGTGTCTTCTCTTGTAAAGAAGGGATTTGTTTTGAAAGACGGTGTCGGTGAAAAGGCAACTCTTATTTTGACTCAAAAGGGATATGATGCTTATCATTTTCTTGATGATATTGCCGACGCAGCATAACTATGAATATGCCAGGATCAATTAAAGTTCTGGCATATTTTTATGGAGATTGTAAAATGAAACATGTGAAAAAACAAGTCTGGAATCAAGTCTATAATCAAGTCTATAATCAAGTCTGGAATCAAGTTCAGAATCAAGTTCAGAATCAAGTCTATGATCAAGTCTGGAATCAAGTTCAGAATCAAGTCTCAGATCAAGTCTGGGATCAAGTTCAGAATCAAGTCT